CTCATAAGGCAGAAGATGCTGGACTAACTCACTTCCAATATTACGGCTCTCTGATTGTAGATTCCCGACCCTTATGTAGAGCAATGGCTGGCAAGGTATTCACTAAAGAAGAGATGAGAGACCGCTGGCGAACCTTCTCAGATAGAAAGGGTATGAAGTCGGGCGACCCGATGATAGTAAGAGGCGGCTATAACTGCCGCCATCATTGGCAAGCTGTTAAGCCGGAGTGGATAGATGAGCCTGTAGAGGAGAGGGTGGAAGAGAAGATAGATGAAGAGATAAAGCCATCTAGGAAATTCAAGTCTACAGTAGATGCACAAAAACATCTAAATAATAGAGGCATTACTGCAAACCTAAAAGGAATGAAGGTAGATACAGCAAATGCTTTTGTTGGTGCTGTAGATAACTTGCCAGAAGGCATGGACACGAATCTTCATGTGGGTAATTTTGCAAACTGGAAAAAGGTTACTGGCAGAAAATTGGGTGCTAGAGCGAACAAGAACTATGGCATATCCATTGAGCAGGAATTGTACGATAGAGATCAAAACAAATTCATAAGATCTAGTATTGTCGGGGTGAATACCACCCGATATAAAACATTGGATGCTATTACAGAACGAAAGCGATTTGTACAAAAAGCGTATAGGGAAAAATCTGGAAGGGATTATTTTTTTAATACTAGAGGAGAGCAAACCGTTCATCACGAAATGGGTCACATAGTACAAAATCATATTTTACGCACTAAAGAATGGGGTGAGTGGGAAGGTATATCAAGAAAATGGTATCAATCATCCGAAGTAGATATATTGAAATCATCCCATGAGGCATTTGCAGAGGCATGGTCAGCTTTTCATACGGGTGATAAATCAAGACTTCCATCTGATGTATCTTCTTTTGTAAAGAAAGTAAAAAAGATGAAAAAGTCTAGGTTCTGGGAGGGTATATAGTGCAGATAGAAATACAATGCGCTTTTTGTGTACATTTACGGGGCAAAGGTACTTGTGATGCGTTCCCGAACGGAATACCCGAAGATATATTTATCACAGGCAAGCATAACCACACAGAACCATTTGAAGGCGATAATGGTATAAGATTCGAGAAGATTGAAAATGGAGAATGAAGTAATGACTGACGCAAATCAGGAAGAGACTACTGAGACTCCGACTCAGGAAGCGGTAAACAAGACGTACACTCAAAAAGAGTTTGATGATGCTCAGGCTGGACTCAAAAGAGCAGAGCGCAAGAAGTATGAGGCTAAATATAAGGATGTGGATTTGGATGCCTACCAGCAGTTTCAGCAGGAAAAGGAACAGGCTGAGCTTGAGTCTCAAAAACAGCGAGGGGAGTTTGACCAGATTCTAAAGACCGCTGTTGAAAAGAAGGACACCGAGATAGCAGACCTCAGAGCGAAGCTATCTACAAATGAGATTGACGGTGCATTACTAACATCTGCATCTCAGCTAGGAGCGATTGCACCAGATCAGGTTTCTTCCTTGCTACGCAATCAGGTACAATTAAATGACGATGGAAAAGCAGAGGTAGTTGACACGAACGGCAACCCTCGCTACACTGACAACGGAGAACTAATGAAACCTAGTGAATTAGTCTCTGAATTTCTCACTGCAAGCCCTCATTTTGTGAAAGCAAGTCAGGGTGGAACTGGATCAACCGGAAATGCAGGTGGCTCGACTCCGAAGCAAAAATCGGTGGCTGATATGACTATGGACGAATACCGTGAGTACCGTCAGGATATTGGCAGAGGCACGGTTGGAAAAGCCCACATCGGGTGAAACTAATTTGAGGAAATTGCAATGGCAAATGAAACTACTACTACCTCGTTAAACGATCTTTTTGCAAATATCGTTAAAGAGGCTATCTTTACAGCTCAGGAGAAATCACTGGTTCGCAACCTTGTGACCGTGTATGACATGAGCAACGATCCATCAACCACTTTACAAGTTCCAGTTTATTCTGAGCCTAGTGCGGCCGCCCTTACAGAGGGTACTGACATGACTGCAACTGAGGTTACATCTAGCGTCAAGACAATCACTGTCACTGAGGTTGGTGTTCAGGCGGCACTTACTGACCTAATGGCTCAGTCTACTGCCCGTGATGTTGCTGGCGATCTAGGGCGTATTCTTGGTGAGGCTGTAGCTAAGAAGATGGATGAGGATCTTATCGGTCTATTCGATGGCTTCTCTACCTCACTCGGATCTACTACAACCGAGCTAACTGTCGCTCACGTTGCACAGGCGGCCGCTACTTTGCGAGCTAATAAGTTCGGTGGAACACCTAACATGGTTATCCACCCTTATCAGGCGTATGCGCTGAAAGCTAACCTGACCAATACCTTCGTTAATCCTAATGCTGGCGACCTCCAGAATGAGGCTATGCGATCTGGTTATGTTGGTCAGATTGCTGGCGTTAATGTCTTCGAGTCTGCTAACGTGGAAATTGACGGAAGCGGAGATTCTAAAGGCGCAATCTTCGTACCCGAGGCTGTAGGTCTTGCAGTCAAGTGGGATATTAAGGTAGAGCCAGAGCGTAACGCTTCACTTCGTGGCTGGGAGCTGAACGCTACTGCCGCTTACGGTGTAGGCGAGTTGCAGGATGGTGCTGGTGTTGAGATGTACTTTGACGCTGGACTTTAATCCATAAATCCTGACCCCTTCGGGGGTTGGGTGTATTGGAGGACTTGCTATGGCAATGTCATCAGATAGTGATCTGACAACCTATCAGCCTGATATTCTAGGATACGGCATCTCTGCCTTTACTTCCTACCATGCAACTGCTGAGGGAGATATAGAGCGAGAGCTACGAGTCAACTGGTATCCTAAAGCAGGGTTTTCAGCAGACGAGATGGATGCCGACCTTCTAACAGAAAGCCAGTTTACAAGAGCGTGCGTTTTTCGAGTACTGGGGTGGTACGCACTTCCGCAACTAACGAAGTGGAACTCTGGTGGCGATGAGGATAAGTTTCAGATTATGATGGCGCATTATCGCTCGGCATATCGGGATGAGATGGATTCTATTCTTAAAGATGGCGTAGAGTATGACGCTAATGACGATGCCACTGTATCTGTTTCTGAAAAGAAACCAGTGCATCATGGAAGGCTGTATCGGTGATTACCGTTAAGGTTAAAGATAGTGTCAGCAAGAGTTTAGGGAACAGCATACGCAAGTTCCCAGAAGCTACTGACAAGGCGTTGAGTGTAGCGACCATCTACGGCATGAAAACCATTAAAGATAGAACTGCAAAAGGCGTATCAGTAAATGGAACTGCATTTATGCGTTACTCCGAAGGCTACCGGAAGTGGAAACGAGAGTACGCTGGCAAGGGCGGTGCTAAACCTAATCTATTCCTGCATGGCAGTATGCTTGGTAGCATGACCACTGGAATCAAGAATGGCGATGGACGTATTTATTTCGCCCGCAAAGCAGAGTCTAAAAAGGCGATGTGGAATGATAAGACCAGACCCTTCTTTGATCTCAATGGTGGCGAGAGAAAAGAGATAATGGATGAGTTTGAATCAGAGTTCTTGAGACTGATTGATTTATGAGCAAAAGAGAAGATATAGCCTCAGACATAATCACTCAGCTTGATGCTATGAGTAGTCCAACACTGAAGCTGATTACTAGAGAGCCATATGATGTAGAAGAGTTATCTGACGCTCAATTCCCCTCTGCCTGGGTGTCTTCTGGTTCAGAAACCAGAGAGGATTATACTCTGGGAGAGACCACTGCCAACAGAGCAGGAACTATAGATTATGTGATTATTGGTTACGTTAAAGGGACAACAACCAATATAGATACAAAGCGGAATGAGTTGATCGCAGGTATTGAAACAACTCTGGACGCTGACAGAACACGGAACGGCAATGCAATAGACACGCAGATCGTTTCAGTGGAGACAGACGAGGGAGAGGCTTACCCTCATGGAGCAATCAAAGTGGTTGCCCGTATTTTTTACCAATTTGAACGAGGCACACCGTAAGGAGTAAATTATGGCTACAGTAAAAGGGTATAACGGGTCTCTCAGAGATTCATCTGGAAATTTAATTGGAGAGCTAACTAGCTTCACTTTGACTATCACGCAGAACAGTGAACAACATAACGCTTTCGGTGATGAGTGGATAGATACTACTGCAACTGCAAAGAACTGGTCTGTGGAAGGATCAGGCATGTATGACCCTGACGATACTTATCAGAACGCATTAGTGGACGAGGTTATCTCTGGAGATTCCAGCTACAGTATTGAATGTCGCTCAGAGGGCGACACTACTGGTGATGAGAACTTCTCAGGAACAATCATAATGGGTGAGGTTGGTATTGAGGCGGCTTCTGATGGCGTGATTGGGTTCTCATTCTCTGGTCAAGGGCATGGTGCATTGACGAAGAGTACAGTTGCTTAATGGCTTTTAAGGCGATAGATAGAAGTGAGGCAATCAAGGTTGTCTCTGTTGATGATCCTGCTATCAATAAGGAGCTATCCGATGTTGATGCTTATAAGGATTCCCACGATATGAAAGATTTAGCTTTTGTTGACGGGGAAGAGCCTACAGTATTTGAGATCGGCACAATATCCTTTATGAAGTTTGCAGAGATCAAGGATAGGCATATCTCTTTTGATCTTGGCTCAGATGGTCAGGAGATCAAGACAAACCTCTTCGGCCTGACTGCTGATGCACTTCGCTATTCGCTAAAGAAGGCTAAAAATCTGCCCTTCAAGTTAAAGATTGAAAGGGGAAGATTATCAGATACCACAATGGATAAGCTGGCAAGGCTAGGCATTGTGGAAGAGTTAGGGAATGTTGCCCTAAATCTTAATGGTTTCGGGGATGACGATGAAAAAAAGTCCTAGGGGCGGTGATGCAGAGTCATCTGCAATATGACTGCTCTAAATGCAATGATCGGGATAAAGAGGTAAGAGGTTGCGGTTATAAGGCATCTGTAGTGGTTATGGCTCATGGGGTAAAAGGGCATACAACTAGATGTCCGGTGATAGACGCTAACGAGATGGGAGACTATTTCAGAATTTATCAGTATTGGCAGAAAGGGCAGTTTCCAAACAGGGGAACTTGGACAGAGCAACCTTATAGGTTGGTAATGATAATGGAGACGATTGATGGCTACACGAATGGAAATACTGATTAGTGCCAGAGATCAGGCTACAAAGGCTCTGCGAGGTATTAAGAAGGGTCTTAAAAAACTCGGAAAAACTGCTAAGAAAGTAACGAAAGGAATCGGCAGTGCTTTTAAGGCAGTAATGAAAGTGTTGCCAGGATTTAAGACAGCATTGGCTGGTGTTGCTGGTGCTGTAGGCATGGGGATGCTGGTCAAGTCCTCAATGAATGTAATTGATAAACTAGGCAAGGTTTCATCTAAGCTAGGTGTTACATCTTCTGAATTACAGAAATTCAGATATGCCGCTCAATTGGCTGGAATTGAGGAGACCGCTCTTGATATGGGTCTCCAGAGATTCATTAGGCGAGTGGGAGAGGCGGCAAAAGGTACTGGTGAGGCTAAAGATGCTCTCGCTCAGATGGGTATCAAACTAACCAACTCAAATGGAAAGATCAGAAGTGCCACCAACTTACTTGGTCAGGTTGCTAACGCACTTAAAGACACCAAAGACCCAGCAGAACGATTAAGACTCGCATTTAAGCTGTTTGATTCTGAGGGTGTTGCAATGGTCAACATGCTCAAGAATGGCAAGGGAGCATTGACAGCAACAATGATGGAGGCTGACAAACTAGGTTTTGTCTTGAGCGAGAATACTGTAAAGGGCGTGGAGAAAGCTAATGATGCCTTTTACAAGATGGGTACTGCAATAACTGGTGTCTGG